CCACTCCGATCATGTAATGAACGACGTTTTTCTGCTCATCGGTAAGAGCGTCATAAACGTCTTTTATGGTTTTACCGTCCTCATGAGAAAGCTCTTCATCAAAAGCGTCATCCTCATCAAGACCATCGTGCTCGATACTGATTCCCGAGTAAATGATAGCCTCATCTTCCAGGATTTCCACGTCGCCATCAGAGTGGCTAATAGCAACGTAATCGATCTTTGCTCCGGGGTTTGCGCCCGCAAGAACGAGACTCACCTCGCGAATGATCCCGTGGAAAACCTGCTTGGTTTTCTCGATAAGTTGGTTCGCGTATATAGAGAGCGAATCGATGTCTCCGTGCTCGACAAGCGTTCGAGCGTTCTTTCCCTGAGCAGTGTCGTTAAAGAAGCCGTACGCATACACCCCGTCCTCGCGATTCTCAAGAATAGCGTGGCCGAGAACGTTTCCTGCATCAGAATGTCCGTGCTGCCAGACAAGAGGCACCGTCACATTGTCCTGATGCTTGAACGCATCAGGCATGATGGTCTTGCCGTCGGAGCACTTGAGTCCAGCCTTGGTAGCGTAGCCGCTGAAATCAGCTCGCATTTTGACTGTCTCCTTCCATTGGTTGAATTGGTGCCGTCTCCGACGGAGCTGGCATGTTACTGTTTCTAAGTTCGTCTGCCTTCGGGTCTTTAGATGGTTTCCAACCCATAGACGTTCGAATTTCATTAGAGCTTGCGATTTCGTTTCGAGCGAGCTTATCCGCGATTTCAGCGATTTGCCCAATCGGAACGAACTTTAATGGGTCGCGGTAGGGCAGAATAGCCTGCTTTTGCGCCCTGGCGGTCTTAGTAAGGAACGCCCTATCCATGGCTTCCTTGATAGCGCGAGTAATAGGCTCGATAGTTCGATTATGATAATTGAGCATAGCTGCTTCGTCCGCGGTTCCCGACATGATTTCCTCGGTAATGCCGAGTTGTCCGTAAAGCATTGTCGTAAGATACTCGACCTGCTTCAACAGATTGTTCTCTGTAGGCCGATTGAGCTGAGTAATCTTTTCGGTACCGTCTGTATACGCAATACCGTATTGACTCCCCTTTAACTGAAGCTCAATGTCTTTACGTCGCTGTTCTGCTTGGGTTCGACGAGATTCAGACTTCACGACATAAGGGAGCTGAATAATAAGATCGAGCTTTCCCGACGACGATGCCTCATCGACAACGTCCAGCATGTTGAGTTTTCGAATAAGACGCTGAAGAGTAGAGTTTGGCTCGTTCATAACCTGGTAAAGAGGATTATAGACTATGGCTACAGTCTTCTTTTCCAGAATTAAGTTGAAGCGCTTACCTTTCGCTTCGTTATAGACGCTTACCTTAACGTGCTGTGGATACCATTGGACAACCTCTCCGACACGCATCGTCTTGATGTCGAAGCCGCCAGAAGTTTGTGGGTTTAGCGTTGTTACTACCGGAACGATTGCTGCGACGCCCTTATCGAAGAGTGTTTCGACTATATCTTGACGAAAAGCGCTCGCTGCTTGATCAAGGTTGGCTTCGACTTTCAGACAGTTGTTGAGATAGCTCGGAATTTCTTCCTGAAAGCGATCTTGGTCGTCTAAACGTGCATGCCGAAAATTGATTGCGGCAACATCGATACTTATTCGAGTATAGATTGAGGAAATAATCGATCGTTCGTTGGAAAAGAAAAGTCTAGGACGATCGGGCCTTCCTACGCTACCAAAAGCTCCTTCAACATAAGCCGGTTCTCGAAAGCGATCTTCATCAGATACGAAGGCGTTCCAAGCGTGCTTTATTTTTGTTGTGAGCGCGCCCACGCGTCACCTCCTATCTAAATCGTCGATCTGTTTTCAACCGGCTATGACCGCCTTGACCGCCTAGCGGAATCGGCTATGATCTTTTGCTTAAGCTCTTTGTCTGCGAGATATTGGGCCACTGGATCTTTCTTATCACCGAAAATAGCATCGACCACGTCGTTTCCGAGCTTCATAGTATTGAAGGTCTGTTGCTCGCTTTTAGTGAGCGTGTTTGCAGTGGTAGCAATTCGATACAGTTCGGCAGCAGCGATTTTAGAAGGCCTTTTCGCATCTATTTTATTCATACTCTGCTTGTCGACCTTGTAGGAGCTTTTAGCATCAGCTAGCCTCTGTTGCGCCTGAGGAAGCTGCTTCCTAGCACGTAAGATGGACTCGTCATCCCTTGCGATCGGGCGATTTTTTATGTCTCGAAGTGCCGCGTTTGTCTTCTTTCGGGCAGTCCGATTCTCTAAGCGACGAGATCGAATAACCCCCCACTTCATACCTTTAACACCGTAATGAGCTAGCTCATTGAGATCAGGCTTGTCAAAAGGGTTTGTGTTTAGTTCGTTGGACATTACTCAAAAGCCTCCTATCCTTTGTAACGCCTCATCGACGATCTAACTTTTTCCCAAGCTTAGCTAAAGGCGAATTCATATAAGGATCGCCGTAGCGTTCAACTCGCTTAGCGTATCGCTGCTTAGTGGCTGCGTATTTTCTAAAGAAGTCCTGATCGTTTAAGTTATTATAATCATCCATAACTCGGCGAGTAACCGCCGAAGTCCCTTTTTTAGGAGTTAGTTTTTTAGAATCTGACGTGTAACGAGTGCTAGGGTCTTTCTTTCCAGTAATAATAATTCGATCCCCACCATAACGCATAACGATATCTTTTACTGTAGCGTCGCCTCTAGCCAAACGTTTGTCCACAGCACGTAAATTTGCCGCTTGAACTTTGGCTGCAGCAGAAATACCGCGGTTTACTCTTAAAGCTTTCCCGGACGTTTCTGTTAAAAGAAAGCGAGCTTTTTCGCCCCGGGTTGCTTTTCCTGATGCTACGCGATCGATTCGAGCGATTCGTTCCTGGCGCCTACGATGACCCCACTTCATACCTTTAACGCCGTAATGAGCTAACTCATTGAGATCCGGCTTGTCGAAAGGATTTGCATTCTGTTCGTTGCTCATTACTCAAAAGCCTCCTTGTTTAATTTATATGCGACTAGAGCGTCCATGAGAGCGGCTACATTATCGACTTTTTCTTCTTGACGACGCTTCCATAATTTACGGTTACCATTGGTATCCTCAAGCGTAATAGCGTTTCCCATTGCAAAGCTCATTAAAGCTTGGTCGAAAATCAAAAGCCGAGTTTCGGCAAGCGTTTTCAATTCGCCAAGAGGGACCGATTCGGTTTTTGCGCCTTGAATGACTTTCTCAATACCGTACGGGCCGTTTTCTTGCTCCCAGCGATTCACGAACTCTTTTGCGTTATAGGGGTCGTACCCCATAGCTCGCACATCGTATTCGCGGGCGTTTATGAACGAATCTAGATCGTCATAAACCTCCATCATGTCTAGAATAGATCCCTCTAAAACATGAAGGCTTCCTTCTTTTATAAACTCTTCGTACTTTTGACGCATAGCTCCAGGGAGCTTATGAAGAGTCAACGAAGAAATGTAGCTTCTAGTCTTTACTCCAAACGCGCCATTGGCTAAAGGAAACAGAAAAGTGAAGGCGCAGAAATCGTCACCCTGAGACAGGTCCGCGCCCATTGCGCAAGCCATTTGCCAGAACTCAGCTTTCCTATGCGCTATAGTTTCTTCATAGGTAAAGAAGTACGTATAGCCTTCCATAGGAATTCCGAAGCGCTTCGCGAGTATGTCGTTGCGAGATGCGGGGGCTTTTTCGGCGCGTTCAACATCCAACATGTATGTTTCGTAAGAAACGGTCTTGCCTATGTTGGGATTGGCCTTAACCCACTTCGACGGATCGGCTACTTCTTCTAATTCGTCAAGCTTATAGTGCCAGATCGAAACGTGGGGGGCAATGTACTCGCCCTTTAGAATCGTCGCGAGTTCCATTTTGATGGTATCGCCGGCGCCGTTTCGAACGGTACCTTCCGAGCTAATAGCTACGATCAGCCAGTCGTCCACTTTTGACGCTCCTTGTTCGATAGCGCCTACAACATCTTCGCGGATGTCTCCGGACAGCCACTCGTCGACGGTATTGGTTTTAGTTCGAAGGCCTTGAAGCTTTGCAATAGTCATCGGGCGCACTTCGAGCAACGATCCCGTTAGAAAATTCTCGACGCCCTTTTTAGTGGAGACCAGTTTTTGTCTAGTGGCCCTAGAGCCTGTAGTGTTTTGTAAAGAACCTTCGGTAAGGAACTTAAAAAGCGGACCGCGACTTCTTGTGATTGACGTTCGAATAGCCGACATGACTTCTTCGGCTTGCTTCATGGTCGGCGCGGTGGTGATCTGATGCGTAGTAGACGTGTCGATGTTCAAGAAGTAGTTTTGAAGGCACGACGCATACATAGACTTGGCCGAACCTCGAGCAACGATCAGGTACTGCTTATTGACCAGGCGCCTTTTTACTTTCTTCTGAACGAAACGGCCGCCACCCTTAGGGTTGGGCTCGTAAACGGAGCGCTCTATGAAATACCACCAACCAAAGATCTGCTCGGCCCATAGTTTGAATGAGTCTAGAAGATGAAGGTCGCCGCCGTCGGTTAGAGTAAGCTCGTTCTCGCAGAAACGAATAAATCCGTTGATAGCTTGGTCGTCGTAGTAGAAGCTTGGGTTAGCGATGAGACTATCTATACGATTCATCTCCATAGAGATCTCCCTGTTTACAGGAATCTCTCCTCGCATTACGGCTTCTCTAAACTTTCCGTAATAAATAGGAGTAGCAGTATTAGATAGCCCCATCGCTAACCTCCTCTCTAAAGCTTAATCTTCTTGATCGTCTTACCCATCGTTGTAGCAGCGGCAACGGTAGAAATGGTATCGACAGTCTTGTTGCGAAACTTTTTGTCATTCATGAACTTGTTGACTAAGCGCCGTCCCGGGGAAAGTTGATCCGCAGTGAGCCTCGAGTAGTTCTGCTCTAGATTCATTCGATTTACAAGAGCTTGAAGTTCTTTGTTTGACAGGGAGTCGACTGTGCTTTTTCGGGCCTTTTGCTTATAGATTGCAGCAGTTCGCGCGTCTTCTGACGCAGGATGCCGGCGCCCTCCTTGGGCGGAGACCCTTTTTCCAGGAACCGTTTTTAACGTCACCTCTTCAGGGCCGGTCGACCTGCTTTTTGAGCGCCGAACTCCCCAGCGCATACCTTTGACGCCGTAGTGCGCTAGAGCAGATGACTCGGAAGGTGTAATGCCCATTGACTATCCTCCCTATACGCATTAAGTCTCCACTCCAGCTCTTTTAATTGCTGAGTTAGAGATTCGAGATGGAATGAGGTCGCCGGAGGATCGAATAACAAACGTACTCGAAGGTACATGTACGTTTTGACAAGGTTATAGCCGTTGTCGTTTGCGACGAACTCGTCCCAGTTGTTGTTTTTGTCACTGATAGAAAATCCTTGCTCCGGCCCGATCCCGAGCTGCTGCAAGGTCGAGAAGACCGAGTTAATATGCGTTATAATGTCTAAATCAAACGCATCGTAATCCGAGCTTAACCCCAGGATCTTCTTAACGTCGTCTAAAATACTACCCTCCACGATCCTCCTTTCTTAACAGTCGATATCGTACTTGAGCAGCTCGGCTCGAGTGTCTGGGCCGACTTCGCCATCGGCGTAGAGATTCGACCTCCGCTGGAATTCGGCGACAGCAGCCTTTGTGTTTGGGCCGAAATCGCCATCAACGGAGAGGCGCCCCGCATAGGCAGGAAACACTCGCTTCAGTCCGGACTGAAGCTGTCGAACAAGCTCGCCTTTCGAACCCAACCTCAAAATTGGCTCTGAAGCGGCAGGCGGAGTCACAGGAGTCCCGGCGCCTAACAGTCGATTCACTTCGTTTTGAACGGCAACGGGGTCGTAGCCGGCAGCCCGAAGTCGAGCGACTCGGTCATCTCCGTTACCCCAAATTCCCGCAAGAACCTGCGCGGCCAAGTCGGCAACAGAAAGCGTTGCCTGCGGCGTGTATGCTCCGGTGCCGAACAAAACGTGCACGTGGTCGCGATGGTTAGCGGTCGTCGAGCCTCGATCAGCCATCGGACGAATGGTGCCCGCAGAAACTCGAGTAGAGAGGATTGACTGCCACCAGATAATATGAATCAGATCGAATCGGGCTCGGTTGTCCCACAGATACTGACGAATCCAGTTGCCCGCTTCGAAATTCCTAACCATCAAGTCCAGAGCTCGTCGAGTACCGTGCTCTCCAGTGCCCATGCCCCACATGAACCAAATATCATGTCCGGCGGCCGCTGCAGCGTTAAAAACCTCTCGGGCAATCTCGAGAGTCTTACTCTCAACAGCACCGAGCTTGCTGGTTACGTAAGAAAAATCACTCATTAGAAGCGCCCTTATCCTCAGGGTGGACCATCTCGGCCGAAAAATCTGCGGGGAGAGTGTCAAGGTCCCCGGCGTGCTCGTCGTAAACCCCGAGTTCTTCGACCGGGGGCATTGGTTCTGCGTGCTGTTCGTTAGTCATGGTTCTCCTTACCAAAGTTTTGTGTCTCCAGCGCTTCGCGGCGCATGGAAACTTGGGAGTAATGTCGCGTCGCCATAGTGAATAGCGTTGTGCGTAGAGTGTGTGGTGGTTATGAGATTGTCTGGATCTAAAAGCCAATCGTCACGATGCACTATGTGGTCTGCCGCTATCGGGTTTATGTGGTGAATAAGAATCTTGTCGTAAATCTCGTAACCGGCAATGCCTAGATCGCAAGCTTCATCTCGAGCAATCACGAAGTGGCGAATTTGTCGCCACTCTCTAGAGGTATAAAACTTTTGATTTAGGTAGCGGTCGAACCCGAACGTAGATCTACCGACTTGCCCACCTAGCTTTAAATAATCGTACCGTTCTTGGAACGATTCTAAGGCACGAACTTCACGATAGGATCTAATCATCGTAACGATCCGCGGGCTCTTGACCGGAATAACTTCGCATAGCAGCCATCGCGCTCTTGTAAAGCTCTTCGACTCGCTTTGCCGAGGCCAAAGACTCAGCCTTTGCTTCGAGCAGTTCGTTTTCTCGACTAAGTCGCTCTTGCTCAAGCTTCTCGCGAGACGAACCAAGCTTTAAGTAGTAGTTTAGAACCGCCGCAGAGACGGTTCCCTCTTTCAACTGCTTCTCCGCCAGGTCGACGGCCAACGAGATAAGCTGGTTCTCTCTTTGCTCTGGAGTTTGGGCTGGAGCTCGTCGAGATTTAGGAGGTTCTGGTAGGTTTACTCGCCGTGAAGCCACAGTTTCAACTCCTTTCGAGAGAGTTTTGACCAGGCTAAACCCGGAAAGCTTTACGGAAAAATGCCTCCGGGGGAAAAATATGGAGGCGGGCGATGCAGGAGGGGGGTAGGATTTGCGAGACCCCTCCCCCCTCCTTTAACATCTCCGAAGATCTCTGTTTTTAAACAGAGTTGGTTCTAGAAACTTTTCGATAAATTCCTAAAACGTTTTCTCTAACGATCTCATCGATTGCTTGCTCAACAGCAAGATCTTCATCTGCTGAAGAAAGTTCGTTAGACGTTCTTGCAATGCGGGCTAGAAAGGAGGGGGTTTCATAACCAGCCTGGGAGTCGTACACCAACCACTCATCGAATTGCGTGAAGGGATCGAAAGGATTGTCTACCGTCGTAAGCATGTGCTTAGCCATCGGACTCCTTTCCTGATAGGCCGTTCTTCAATGTGGTGAGGGATACGCCGAGATGGGAGGCTACTTCTGCTTGTGTATAGCCTGAGTTCAACATGCTTTGAGCACGTGCCTTCTTAGTAGGCGTCATCATCAATGCAGTTCTTGGTGTAGCCAACTCTTTAACGACATCAAGATCAGAAGCTTTAAGGATCTCGACAAGGCGACTGTGTGTGATCGCACCTGCTTGAATAGCATTCCATTCTTCTGAAGTGATCTTGATACGTTGGGGTTCAGCGTTGGTTCTAGCTCGTGCCGCAACGATAGCTAGCTCTCGAAGTTTCTTCATCTCTTCTTTGGTCATGTCAGGGTTTGCCTGGCGTTTCAAAGAGAGCTGGGCATTAGCTATGACCTGCGCCTGTCTTTCAAGAGGCCTGTTTCTTTGGGCAAGCTGCAGCTTCGCCTCGAGAGAGGCCACTTCTTTTGCATAGGCGGCTTTTGCGGACGGTGAGTACCGGGATCCTTTAGTGTTTACAGAAGCCTTTCGTGCTTCGTTAGCGAGTTGACGGAGGCGATTCGAATGGTCTGCGTATATGCTTTCCATCTTAGTGCCCGAAGATAGCTCGTGTGCGTCTCGTACCAACTCGCCTCGACGAATACGAGACATCTTAGGCTCTTCGACATAGGTGACTTCGCCAGTCTTCTTGTTTACTTTCCTCTTATAGGTTACATCGCCTGTCGGAGTAAACTCTTTCTGGCCTGTCCGCTTGTCTATAGGACCGCCATCCTTGTACGAGCGCGGCTTGATCTCTGGAACGTAGACCTTTCCAGTAGATCTCGAAAGCAGCGTTGATGCGCCTCCAGAACGACCGTCTGGTTTTGGCTGATACTTATCGCGGAGTTGTGAAATACCGTTATCGATTTCAGATTGCTTATAATTTAACTTATGTTTTTCTGCATCGATAACTACCATCGAATGACGAACCGCACGAGCGAGCTCTTGCTGATTGGCGCCACCAATAGTCATGTCCGTAATAAGATTCGAGATCTTCCCCATCTCAGTCTGCGTATTAGACATAACTTTCATGCCTTCATACTGGGGATAACGCGCTTTGGGGTCGAAGTTCTTGAGACCGGCTAAAGCTGGGGACGTCGTGATTTGTCTATTGTTGTTAGGAATAACAACTACTGTATCCCCATCGAAGTCGGCTCCAGAAAGACGTTCAGCAACTTTGGCGTTTATACCTATAGCTGCGGTGGCGTTTCCTATAATGCTTTTAGCTGCCTTGTGTTTGTTATTCACAACGAGCTCTGGAATCTCAAACGTACCACCATGCGGGTAACGAATAAGCACGACTTTTTCGCCGTTATTGAAATTCGGAGCGTAGACTTCGTTGTCTCGCAAACTATTGATAGGCAGAATAACGTGTGTCTTTTGCCTAGGAAGAGCGGCCGCTTTCAGATGAACCGCTGCTGAATCAACATCATCCGCATAGGAGTCAAGGAGTTTTTGCTTGACCGCAGGGTTTGTGATTTGAAGTATCCGATCCAACTCCATGCGACGCTTCTCGTAAGTCATACCCAACTGCTGTTTTGCAAGACCGGGCTTCTGCTTCGAAAGCATCTGCGACGCTAGATTACGCGACCATTCGTCCCAGTTCTTTTCTTCATTGACTATATTCATTACGGACTTGACGCGAACATTTCCTTTTTCGTCGCGTTCCGTTAATGGACGAACGATGGAGCCGAAAGGAAGATCCTCGTCGATGGCTCCGTCTTTGCTTCGCTTAAGCTCTTTCATTGCGTCGAGCTTATTGCCCGTATTTGATTTGGGAGTGTTGAACATCAAATCTACGCCAGGCGGAAGGTCGTCTCGATATACAGCCATGCCCTTTAGATAGTGAGTTCCATTTACTCCAATTCGAACCTGTGCGTATTGCGCACTTCCGAGACTAACGTCACTAACTCCAGGACGAACATAGATAACGCCATCTGCGTCGCCACCGCCGTCTTCCCCATACCTGACCGCAATTCGCTTAGCGTCAATATGCATGGGCTCCGGAAGCTTTGTGATGGTGCGACCACCATCATCAGATATGGCGCCTGGGTTTTTAATCCTATCAATGCCCGTTACAACATCTTTGTATGTGGTTCCAGGAGGGGCAAGAACTTTGATAGTGGTCTTTTGAAGAGGGTTGCTTGCTTGAGGGACCTGAACTTTTATTTCAGAATATCCTTCGTCTTTAAGGAGCGCAAGAACCGTACCCAACTTCTCCTTACTCACGCCAAAGTAATTTTCAATACCAGAACCCACCTGGATGAAGTTATCGCTACCGACATCGTCTCGGAGTTGGGTCGCAATACCGCTGATGATTTTAGCTTTGTCTGCTTCGCCGGGCGCCAGCAGAGCACGAACAGAAGATTCAGGCATTTCCATACGACGAGCGATAGCCATCGTAGACATGCCCTTGTCTTTCATGGCTTGAGCTTGAGCGATCTTTGCCGCTTTCATCTCGTTATTCGCGAGGGTGCGAGTCTGCCGAAATTCTGTGGTCGATTCAAAGCCGAGACCCTTGGCGATGTCTGATTCGCTAAGCCCTTGTCGCTTGAGATCGTCGACCATCCCAAGAAATGAAGTGCTTCGTTCAGAGGTGTTTCCTCCTGAACCCCAAGGATAACGTCCGGAACGACGAAGAATTCCGTAATGCCGAAGCTCATTTTCTTTGATGATCAATCCAAACCCTCCTTTTGCATCAGAGAGATGCGCTTGTCAAAGCTCTTGATCTTTTCCATGATGTGGGTAATCGTATCGGGATCGCCCTCATAAATACGGATCTCATCATTTTGATAGATTCGTAGCTCGATCTCTATATCAAAAGGCTTATACCTGTATTCGAGACAGAATAATGCAGCATAAACTTCTAACTGGTGCTCTGAAGTTTGCGTTATCCCTGTCTTCAGGTCGTGTATACGAAGCTTGTTCTTTCTAAAAGATATGGCATCTACAGTGCCATAACAGTTAGTAGAATAAAACAGGGGTTGTTCTGGAGTCATACGATAACCGATAGCATCGTTGACGTACATGTTAAGCGTTTTAGGGGATCGTCCCAGCTTAACGCCTAAACGAATAAGTTCGTGGGCGAGGGTATGCAGCTCCGTGCCGCGTTGAGCAGCCATGGCTGCTACATACACTCGCTCGAGCTTATCGTCGTCGTAACCAATCCAATGGTATTTGCTAGCGCTTAAGAACGCGTGTTGGCCTACTAATGCCGAATGCTTGTTGAAGATCATATAAAACGTCCTCTTCGTTTTCAGGGCATATAAAACTTGCAAATGACATCGTATCGAGAAGATCTATGTAATATTCCTGATTAGGCTGTGCACGAGATCGAGACGTAGCCTTGACCTCTAACATAGCCCAATGTTCATTATGCAAAATTAATAGATCAGGTATGCCCTGAATATACGAGGAGTCATTCTTAAGAACGACGCATCCTGGGAAGAGCGCTTTGAGCTTCTTTATCAGGTATGCTTGATACTCGTTCTCTCGCATGGCGCCTCCTATACCTAAAAAGATAGACGTTGAAAACGCATATCTCCTTCTATTATAGGGCATGTGATTTCTGTGATAAAATAGGTCAATTTCTAAAAGGCTCAAATATTTGGTTTGTCGGAAAGACCGAACTGCGTTGAATAACGCCCATGACAACCATACGCTCTAGAAGACCGTTGGATATAGCCGCGTGATACGAGTCGTCATAGATCTTCTTGGTGTCTATATCAACAATCTGTCGATGAAGCCGAAGCAGCTTCGGCGGGTTTTCGAATTGATGCTGATACTCCACGGCAAACCAGCGAGGGCGCCATGCTAAATTATCGACACTGTTGTTACGCTGGTCACCATCCAGATGTATGGGCGTCGTAAAATCTGCTCTATCTGGTTTTGGAAGAAATGTCTTGGCTACTATCAAAGCTGTCGATCGTTTTCTTTGAACGCCGTCTTTGTAGAGACCGACGTAAACGTTACCCACCTGATTCTGCACCGGAGTTACAGCATTGCCGTAACGATCGTTTCTTATCTTTCCGGAAGGGTCTACCGAATATCCTTCGAATCCTTCTATCTCGACCCAGTCGTCCATGTCCCACCTTTCTGTCATTGCCAAGATTTTTTCGCAAAAACTTTTTGTAATCATCGAGTTAATAGGTACATACTACCTATTTTCGCGCGAATATAAAAAAGAGTTTTATTAGGAATTCTTGGCAAATTTTGGCTTGAAATTGCGCAAGCTGTCGTTTTTACGCACAAAACTGCTCTGATTGAACGATTTTTTCTGCACTAATTTTGCAGAAACTGCGCGGTCGATGAAAGAGTCTGACAAAAAATAGTAGTAGTACAACTGAGTGTAAGGCGTGTTCAATCTATCGATTCGACCGTGTGCCTGCTCAAATTGTTTATAACTGTACGTCAAACTGTAGAAAACCGTGCAGTTCGTTTCGATACAATTCCACCCCTCACTGCCCGCCGTATACTGAACCAAATAGATCCAACTGTCGCCATCCGGAATCGGGTCGTGTCGATGCCCGTTCCACTCGCCAACGTTCGTACAACTCCCAAGGGTCCTCAAGATCTCCAGCTCGTAGTTGAAGTTGTAGAATACAATCAGTCTGGGGTGACTCGACAAAAGAGTCTTGACATGGGCCAATCTGCTCTCGTGAGAATTTACAACCTTCCTCATCACAAGAAACAGCTCGGCTACGTCCCGTATTGGGCGATTCTCGTAAACATGCCATCTGTCTTTCCACACTCTCTTAAACAGGTCCTTGTCGAAAGATACCTTGACGTCCTTACGATTCCTAGTAGTATGACGTTCGAATGGCATCTCTACCAAAATCTGGTTCCTTAGACGAACCAGCTTCGACACACCTAGATATCCTTCGACCTTTGGATACTTGCTGTAGCGGTTATATACAACGTGACTTCGTTTGAACTCGGTTCGATTTCTGTAAAAACCGTTGGCGACGAATACGGTGACGTAGTCAAGCCAAGTGTCTCCAGGAGTTGCTGATAGTAGGATCCAGTGATTTCTATGAGCGATTGAAATAAAGGTCTTTGTCCAAGATCCTGAACCAACGAGTCTTTGTTCATCGAAAATGAAAAACGCATCTTCAACGTCTCGGTACTTTGAGATGTTGTTCCAGGAGTCGACTGTAAGCTTTCCTTCGACGGATAAATCTCGACCGACCGCAACCGCTGCGAACTCTCCATCCCAGTCATGACTGTCTCTTTTCTTTGCTGTAGTTATCACATATATGTCTTTAGGGGCTTCGTTCTTCAAATAATACGCGACTGCGGCTCGGGACTTTCCGGAACCAACCCCTCCGACGAGAACCTTTCCGTTACTTAGCCGCTCGACAGCTTCCTCCTGATGAGGGCGCAACTGGAGCACCAGGCCACCATCCTTCCCAGAACACGCTATAAGCGATCTCGAATATCATGTTACAATTCTTACAGCGGAAATCGTAGATTTTGATGCTCTTATATGTGGAAACCCAAGCGCCCGCAATGTAAAACGAATGCTTCTTTCTCATAATTACCTCCTTGGTGTTCAAAAAAGATAGGGGTCGTATAGAATACCCCTATCTTTTTCGTTTAGTCAGCGTCGTCGCATCTCGCGAACGAATATCCAGATTAGCCACAGACCACCCGTAAGGATGATCAGAAAACAGTCCAGAAGGAAGTTGAGCAGACCGTACTTTTTGCGCTTCATTGTTTTCTCCTTTTTTTATAGTGACTATCGTCCCTCACCTGGGATTCGAACCCAGACTGTAGCGATTTTAAGTCGCCTTCCTCTGCCGTTGGGATAGTGAGGGAATACCGCTGTTGAGAACTACAGAACGTAGATCTCGCTGAGGAAGCCCATGAACGGCCTGTACTCGGTCTGGATCAACACTCGTTCGTTGGCGTAATATTCCAGAATCTCAAGCACCTTGTATGGGCGATTGCCGATGGAAATGACGAGCATTTTCTTCTCCTTAGATTAGTGAGGGTGTTTCAACCCTAGACGCGGCGAGTTGGGTCGCCTTCAGTCCCGGTCAGGTTGGCGTCGGTCATGTTAGCCCCGGTCATGATCGTCTTGGTCAGGTTAGACCCTCGAAGGTCGCACTCGTTGAGGTCTGCTCCGATCATAACGAACTCGCCGAGTTTGGACCGTCGCATGTCCAGACCACTAAAGTCGGGCTGTTCCTTTTGCGTACGTGCGACGTACACGATCTGCAGAACTTCTTCGATTGTCATACGGAGCATTTTCTTCTCCTTAGATTAGTGAGGGCGGCTTTGAGGGCTTCTTAGAGATATCTTTCGACGCCGACAAGTTTCTCGAACGCGTAGTCGAGCATCGAGCTTCTGATTTTTTTCGGGAATGCGGCTAGATCAGCGTTGAAGTAGTAGCGATAGCTATACGCACGCTCCTTTTGGATGACTCTGACTTCGACTATCGTATCCGACTCTAGCTCGGGCGAAAAACAAGGACCAAGCTTGCCGCTACAAAGCATCTTTCGCACGTTCTCTCCTTAGATATAGTGAAGTGACGCTCCGATTTGCCTGAGGTCTTGTTACAAACCAGGACTTTGCTAGCGCAATCATGTCAGCTCGGAACAACACTGCCATAATATAATGGTGCCCCCAGTAGGATTCGAACCTACGACCTACGGATTAAAAGTCCGCAGCTCTACCGCTGAGCTATAGGGGCGTTGCTGGTGGTTACCCTACTGTGACTCGGAACACCCTCGACAGAGTAACCCTTACCGTGTTCACGACCAGTGTTTCATGACTCCTCGGCTTCGATGGCGTCTGCGAGATCGAGCAACGCGTGGGCCCTGTTTCGCATGAGCCGAATCAACTCTTCGTCAACGACGTTTTGGAGACTCTTGAGCCAAAGGGCGTCAGCGGCTTCGGCTGCGAGAGCCTCACACTTTTCGATGTCGCTCATTTCGAGTCCTTTCTTTGGAGATGGTTGTCCTTACAGCGTATCCCATCCGGGGCTTGAACCCGGGACCGCCATCTTATAAGGATGGTGCTCTAACCTACTGAGCTAATGGGATTTGGGTGGACCTGGCCTTTGATATATCCATGTACTGTGCGCCAGATCCTATGAGCCGCCCATGACTGGCGACTAAAACGTGGGCGAAAGGAGCACAACTTCCTCTCGTTCGTCCTTAAGCTGTGCTGCTTAATGGCTTATTTATGGTAAACCCACGGACCGTTTTTGCTACCACCTAGCGAGCCGTCGCTCGTTCGGTCTTTCGGAACGATCAAAACCACACGATGGCCTCCCGTTTTCGATTCGGGACGTTATTGTTTCTCGCGTTGCCATCCGCACCAGGCTTAAGTCCTATTTATACTCGCCTGGTCGAGTTCACGGAAAGGTGACCTTGATCTTGATGGCCTCAAGACGCTTGTTCTTTCCGATCTTTCCTGCGTACACTTCAGGATTGGACGTCGAATCGACGTAATCCAGCCAGCCATAGTCCTGCATGTGCGCACGGACGTACAGCTTGGCTCCGCCACGGACCCAGTAGTCGTCCAGAACCATCCGAACGCCTTCGATGGTAGCGCCCTTACCGATGATGCCGGCGTACTCGTTCTCGTTGTCGAGGGCGTTGATCCAGTTCGACCAGCCCTTCCCACGAATATAGACCTGGTAGCGAATCGGTGCGGGATCCAGCGCGACAGCCTCGAGACGAAGCGATCGCCCAGTCGTCCCGATGATGCCGTTGGAAGTGCTCGAAACCCATCCGATATTCTGAACGTAGCCCTTACCGGTGGGGCGAAGCTTGGTCTCGGCGTTTGCCGACGGCATGGAGCACAGCACCAGCAAGAGGCCGATGAGAGTTGCAATTAACTTACGCATTGTCATCCTTAGAAATAGAATCGTTCTGAGCGAGCTTGTTGTCGTCCAGCGCTTTTTTCGGGGTGTCTCCAGGATGTTCGAAGGTGTTTCGGAACGCATTGTCCGAATATACCTTGAATCCGATCGGAACGATCGAAAAGACCACCCAGCTCCCAATCCTAGCGATTCGCTGGTTGGCGTGGCGCGGCTTCTTCACGGGGACAATGATCGTTCGTTGCCCAGACGTCTCGTTGGTTCGAATCTCGCCCCCACACCATTCGGCGACCTCCTCGAAGTTTCTTTCAGTCACCCGAACGGCATCGACATCGAAAGGCCTTCGGGAGTAGCGGCTCGGAATGAGAGTCATAATATCCTTCTTTCTGTGTTTTCAGTTACCCGAGGCTTCGAGATAACAGGTTGGGCAGTAGTTCTTTCCGTCAGTATGCTTCGTGAGATCCTTTGCAGGATATTGCTCAAGGCACCCGGCGCATCGACCGTGCTCGTAGAGGTTACTGTCCATAGTCGAATACCTCAGGCGTTCGCTGCCGGAAGAAGATACCTTCGTTCTGCATGGTGTTGATCATGTTCTTCGCGGTGTTAACGCTGACTCCATGCTTTCGAAGAGACTGAAGCACGATCATGAGCGTGCCTTCGTCGTGATACTCGAAGAGCTCTTCGTACGCACGAATGCTGTCGTTGACAGCCGCCACCACGTCCTTATATTGGAGCTCGCTTCGCGAGTAGCTCACGCTGTAGACGATAAGAGCCCCGATACCCACGGCCAGGAGAATGGCAGAGACGAAGAGAAAAGTTGAGATGGTGATCATGATTGGTCTCCAAACGATTCGCGAGGGCCCTTAGCTTCCTGAATTTCAGCGTACTTTCGCTCCAGGGGGTCCTCGTCAATGGTGATGAAAATGCTTTGAAGATATGCCTTGATGCCAGACTTACCGTTTACGATCCATTCGTATGGACGCACAATAAGATCGACGTTGACGATGTCGACCCAATCGAGTGTGCCGATCTCGTCCTCGCCGAGGTTCGTTCGTCCCCGAGAGGTTATCATGACCACTCGAGGCGGCCGGTTCTTGTACGAAACAGAGACTGCCAGGGTTGGGGTGGGCTCGTCGTCCTCTTCACGAGGCTTGAGCATCTTGATGTTCCAGCCATCCTCGGCCATCGTCTTTGCGACATCGGGCGGGAGAATAACGTTGAAGCCTCGCTCACCCTCCCGATTGTAGAGTCCTTCCTTACCGGAGAAGTTCCGGAAGACAATACGGACCCCCTCCATCAAGACGGAATTGTCCTGCGCCATAATTACTCCTTACATTTGTGATCGAATACTTCTTGGAGGGTATCAAACTGTTTTTGACAGACCCCACACACGTACCTTTTTTTCATTGGATCCTCGGGTTGATCACTCCTTAATAAAGTCCTCGAACGTCCCGCCGAATTTCTCGATTTGCTTTTTAGCGTCTTGAACGAGCTTATAGAAATAGGTCATATCGACCTGATGCTCGTCGTGACCTTCCAACGCAATTTCGGCTTCTATCCACTGCCATCCCTTAGTGCCCGTGACGGCGTATGCTTTATCGTCCTTGACGCGATATAGAACGCCCCCGCCAGAAATGACCGGAACAAACAGCCCAGAGCGACCCACAAAATGCATGTCACGATTGGCGAAAACCATCGGTTTCTCTACGGCCTCAAAATCGATATACATCGCACCCTGAGTGACTTGCTTGGTCTCACACAAATCCGCGAATTGGATTTCGTCACCGCTGAATAAGGTTTTGAAGACATATGGGTGAGCAAATTGTGCGCCTACAGCAGTCCAATAAGCGTCAGGCCCAGAACCAGTTCGTGCAATATAAACGGCGTCGTTGACCAGACAGAACTTCGAATATGTGGTCTCGTGCTCGAACTGATAGCCGTACTTTTCTCCAAATCGCATGACCTGCTCGATGATCTCGGGAGTTGCGTTTGGGATTTTGATGGAGTCGGTCTTGATATGAGCGACGGTAAAGCCTTGCTCCTGCACGAAATGCTTGAGATCTATCATGAATAGTGCGCCACGCTTGGCGACGATATTGTCTTTGTTTCGAACATCCCGGAATGGGTTGTCGAACTTGGCCGAAGTCAAGCCGTAGACAATATTGATGACGATCTTCAGCGCATACGCAAGGGCTTCCGCACCTTCTTCGGCGTTGAGGAAAGGGGCGAGCTTTCCATCGAGCATTTTCCTCGCAGAGGCATAGTCTTTATGCTTGATCGCGAGCCGAGCCTCCTTGAGCGCAGAAAAACGCTTGGTGTACGGCCCGAAAAGGTTGAGGTGTTCGATAGAGGTCGGGTGCATTGAAGCGACGTCAAGGAGCGCGACATTTTCGTAAATGCCAGGCTCAGCGTAGACATATCCACCCTCACCCGTTTCAACGCCTCGGTAAGTCGATCGACCCGAGTCATAGACATAACCAGGAAACTCCTTACTTAGATCGGTGTATACGAATTTGTCTTGAGGACGCTTGTCGCCTTGGAATATGATCTTCGCGGTGTGCTGCTGTGTGGTGTGGTTTACGCTCAAACCGCTAAGCTCCGCAAGGATCTGACGAGCCACAAAGTCCTGCTCACGATCATTCAGAACAGCCTCGGTGGCGATAACATCGTTCGCGCAATACTCGACCACCTTCTCAATCATGTCGTCCGGAACGTTCTGATCCCACGGAATATCGAGCTCCATGTGATGGATCCCGAGATCGATCTCGAAGCGTTTGAGACTCTCCTTCTTAGAGCTAAAGTCCCAAATATCGGCGTAAGACAGACCGTAAGCTTCCCCAAACATAGCGTTAGGGCTCTTGTCGACAACCATTTTCTGGCTAAGCGCGAACAGTGCTGCGTTGTCGTAGCCAAGCATTCGAGCGTATAGAATATGATTGTCGTACCTACGGTTGTAGAAACCGACAAGCTTCATGCGAACCAGCTGCTCGATATCTGCCGGAGAAGGATTCACCATTCGAACAACTTCGCTGCTGCCCTGATACTTCCAGCAGACAACAAACAGGTTGGGAAAAACCTCGACATCGAATAAGACTAGCCGTGGGTCCTTTTCTTCAACCGGTTCTTCCGAAACCGCTTCGGACTGGAACTTCATGTCCTGAACAGTTTTGATGCAGAGGAGGGGCTGGTGTGAACTGTTGTTTGCAAAAGCAATGATGGTTCCCCTCAGATCGGTCACATCATAAACAAGCCCTGACTGATATGCGTCGTCAAGGATCTTTTTGATGAAATCGATCGAAGGTTTGGTTCCAGGATGAAATTCTTTCTTGAGGTTCCGATGAATAAGATCCCGAAGTCCCTTTTCGCTCTTAATCGTTTTGTCAGACAACACTGGCTTCTCTTCCTTTAAGGGGAGTCCGGAACTGATTTCAGAAACGCCAAGGTCATTGCATAACGATACTCGACGTCGAAGGCTCCCTCGTCCGGTGTAAACCTTGACTTCGATGCCCTCACTATAATCTGTTCGGAGCTTTCTGGGATCACCTCCGGTGTAAATGTAATGGAGATGGACTCCTCCGCCGCCTTGACTAAGCTCGGCGTAAGTGGCCGGCCAGCTGCTAGCCGCTCTAAGATTTCGGTCAAGAGATTTCGCACCATCGTCTCCTTTGAGATCGAAGTCGATGACGATGTGGTTTTCTGGGACTCGGACATAGTGGAGCTCCTTCGTGTCGATATCAGCTAGAGTCGTCCGGACCCGGCTCCAGTAGTCTTTCGGGGTCCCGTCGGCTTTTGCGAGTTGTGCAGGATATTGCGCCAGGAGCTCGTCAAGTATTGACTCTGTTTCGTTGAGGACAAGCGAATATGCCGTCTCATTCTTGACAGGCTCTTTGAATTTCGACGCCGTGAAGCCTCGGTATAGACTTCGAACAGGTGTTCCAAGCAGTTCGCCTCGATCGAGAAATTCGTCGAAATAGTTGCGGAGCTCTTCTCGGACTTTGTACTGAGGCAAGACACGATCGATTCCGGTATCGGAGCAAAACTCCTTATATAGAGAATATGCCTGTTTGAGTGTCGTGGCATCTTGCTCCTTGAATATGTCGTAGTTGGCTTCAATAAAGTTGAAGAAGACATCTGTTTGAAGCATCATCTCAAGAGGGCGATACGTGTTGTAGTAGTTCTTGCCCATCTTACGATATACGCCGAGACAATGATGTGCTATCGCGCCGAGTTCGAAATCTATTTGCTGCATTAGCGCGTTGTAATGATTCGGACTGATCTTTACGCCTGTCGGATGCACATCAATAAGCCGACGAATAATGCCCGATTTTGCGTCGGAAATCTTGACAGGCTGGTTTGTGCCCATAAAGAGAAAAGCATTAACCCGAGAGGTATAGCTGGGCTTATATTTCTCATTCATCACCATGTCTTCATGTGCAATGATCGAGTTAAGTCGCGTATTGTCTTCAATCTTAGACAGATCGCCATCATGCTGGATAGCTACGAGAGGGTTGTTCTTAAAGGCCTCCGTTGCAAAGCTGCCGCTATTCGAACCGAGCGCCTTTGCTTCGAACGTCGTCGTATATCCCTCGAATAGCTTCTGGATTATGTTGAGGACAGTAGACTTGCCAGTACCAGCAGGACCATAAAGAACCACAAATTTCTGTATCCTCTTAGCGTCGCCAGCAACAATGGCTCCAATGGCCCATTCGATTTTGGCGCGTTCCTCCACTGAATATAGAGTGCCCACAAGTTCGTTCCATGTAGGGCAATCGCCACTAGACAAGCTATACGGAAGACGCTTTGATACGAAATCACTTTTCTTCACCTCTGTATCTAAAAATGTAAGCGTTTCGTCAAGCTGCTTTGAGTTGTCGCTAACATTCTGAAGGAATCGTCTGAATTGGGCCCAACCATTACTCCCGAAAGAGCGAAGGTATTTTGCGGAATATCTTCCAGGAGCCTCTTTTTGCAGCTGCTCCACAGCAGTATGCAGGGCATCGTCTACGATTCTTTGAACGTCATATTCGTCCGTAGACCATAGCCCCTTCTGCTCGTCCCAAACTGCATAGAACGATTTGCTTCGAACCATGAGATCTTTAGAACGCCCGACAATAAAATCCGGAAAGACCTCTAGTCCGGTCTTTGTTTCTCTGGTTCCGATTGAAAAGAAATCCACCGACCCTCCTCTCTTCAGTTTTCGAGTAAATATTCGTTAAGTTGATACCAGATCTCGATCTTCCTTTGATCTCTTCGAGAACGCCTGAGCGGAAATAAACCGCCTTTGCCGTCTCGAGCGTATCGTCTCCAAATTACCTGGTCTAGAATTTGGTCGACACGCAAAGCATCATATGTCATGGAGTCAGAATATGGCTCGATTCCAAGATTGGATAGTAGCTTCCAAAACCACCAAGACGGCTCTCCCTCAGCTTCGAAAGAGAGCCGTCTTGACAAGGCTATGAGCATCTCAAGGAACGAGCAGCCAAGACTCATCCATTCGCGATCGAGCTCATCGAGCTCGTTGACCGTCATGAATTCGTAACGTAAATCTTTGCCGTCCTCTACTCTGTTGTCATCATTCGGAACAGTCCAAACAAACTCTTTTTTGAAGAGCTGTCGGATAAGGGACCAATGGGTCCGATCGGGGTGTACCGCTCTAATTGAACCGACTTGACTGTAGAGCCACGTAAGATATAGCTCATCCAGTGGTTGGTTCATCAGTCAAAGCTCTCCCTGAACTTCCGAAGGCCAGGCTTGTGAGCAGAGTGTTTGATCTCGGACTCAAATCCCAAGACCTCGTGTGCGAAGGCGCCTCGGCTACGAATCACTTCGAAGTCGATCTCGAGCGTGTCGTTTCGAATATAGACGATATTCAGGTCGTCGGACCCAACGCCAAAACGAAGGTTCTCGAGGCCGATCTTCTTCTCGGCGTTTTCGATAGGCTCGTCACGCTCGTCCGCAAGAACCTCGTCGGCTTCGAAATATGTCACCGTCGTCTGGGTATAGTCCGGCTCGCTAAGCATGTACTCTTCGCGAGTCAGAATATACGGACGATCCTTCGATCGCGACTCCATGTCGACCTCCTCGTCGGTGTCAAAGGAGTTGTCGAATATACTAACCACAATCTCCGGAGGAGTCTCCTCGGAGGGAGCATATTCGCGAAGCGCGTTAGTGACGACCTGAGGAATGATCTTCTCGACAGCCTTTGCCGGCGTCTCGTAGTCATTCTTCTTGTTGAGTCGAGAGTAATACTCCCGAGCCGCAGCGACCTCGTCGGCTGCGAGGGCTTCGTAGGCGCCCTTCAGGGAATGCTCGGCGTAGAGATATCCGGAAACAATCCCGACGCCGGCACCGATCAAGAAGAAGCCGACCGCTTTTTGTGACTGGAGTCCCATGCGACGACCTCCTCAGGATATGGAAAATTGCGATCGTTACCACCGCAATAGCGAAGACGAGACCCGTCGATCTCGGGCACGTCAGTGCCGAACAAGAAGAGCCGAGAGTACGGAACCGCCGGCTTCTTCTTTGGCGGCTTGGGGTATGGTGCAGTTTTAACCATCAGATCTTCTCCCTAATGTTACCGTCGCAGTTGAAATCGAGAAGCAAATGATCCTCGATGCCCTCCATGAAATCGATCACGCGACTATCGTTAGATCGGTCGAAAATGCCGAAATCGACATAACCGTCGCCGTCGCCTCGATAAAGCCAGCCGCAAGACTGACCCGCCGGGGTTCGATCGATGCCGAGGCTATCCAGAACGTCGTTCAGGAAAATATAGCCCTTGGCCCGAAGTCGGTCGTTAGCATAGGTCTGCTGCGCCTTCAAGAAAATGAAGTTGTAATCAGGACGATCGCTCCACTGAGTGGAATGCTGAGGACTGAAGAAAAACGAGTAAGGACTCGCGGACACGCTCGTGCCACGTTTGACCTCCTTGGTCTTCTTCCCGTCCTTGCTCTCGGCAGCGACCTCCTTGGTTACCGCAGCGAAGCGAATATCGCGCTCCTTCTCTGCACCAATCTCGTCAACAACGCGACGTCGATACTCAGAAAAAGCCTTGTCGAGAGTAGTGTAGGCGAGCCCGAGAGCTGCGTTTCGATTCGACAGAATTCGGTGCGATCCCGTCAAAGCAGCAATGCTTGCGACGCCCACAATGACAGTAGGCATGTAAAGCTTGTTGAGACCAACGACTGCGCGAGAATAAGCGTAGACCTTATCCTTGCGGTAGTCGACACTCGAGTAGCGAGCATCATCGCCGGCGCTGTAAAGAGTCTCGATATCCTCGAGCTTAGCGTCCAGATCATCGAGAACCGTCTCGACCTTGAGAGTCGCTCGGCTCGCGAGAACAGTTGTGGCGACGACACCAACCACACCAATCCCGAAGAGGATGGTCGGCGAGTGCTTCTGCAGGACGATAGCCTGCTGGGCAACCTTCTGGGTCACCGCTTGTGGAATATACTTCATAAGATCTCCTTAGATCTTTCCGGCGTTCTTAATACGTGTGTAGACCACAAAGACTTGGTCCGCGGGCATTTTAAGCACTTTTTTCTTCCAGCCCTCGCCCGAATACGCTCGAAGAAGAGCTTGGCGCATTTGCTCTGTAGTCATTACACTCCTTAATCCAGAGGTTGTGGTTTCGGAAGATCGAGCAAATATCCGTTTTGGACTCGTGAAATACGAGCGGAACGGAGATCTGACCAACCCCATTTGTTGTCGGTGTGCTGTCGTTCGAGATTGGTTAGCTCGCAGAGGTCTGCCACAGACGCAGTCTCATACTGCTCGAGAATATCGCCCAGGCGCTCTAGAACCAGATCTGCTTCATGACGATTCGTGAATATAAGCTGTTCGAAGTCGCCTCGAGTTCGAGGACGACGTTCCTGTCTGGGCTCAGGCCTACCATCCGAAGACATCTTTCGATAGTCTATGACACCCGTTGCGGGACCGTTAGACCTAAACGAAGAGCGATGACTCGCCGCGCGAACGGAGTCTCCAAAGAGCATACGCTCAATACCCTGATTCGTGGCATCCGCGATCATGTCTTTCACGGCAGGAACAATGACGTCCCGCACCACATATCCCCAGACGGTAGTGGCGTCAGCGCCTATGAAAGTCTCTCGTAAACGCGTTCCAAGAGGGGTCCTTCTACGAATAACTTCTCCGGAAACAACCGCCTCGAGATTCTTCTCAGTCTTATTTCGACTGTTGCTCGGATAGTCCTCCATAAGGTCAGCTCTTATCGTTGACGCGGCGCTCGACCTCGACGATGAAATCGACCACCTCGTCGAAGGTCTTTCCGACACCTGAAGCAGCGGGTCCGGCAACTGCCGAAGCAATCGCGGCCGCTCCGATCACAGCCTTAACCTTCTCTGACGTGGACTCGATCGTCAGATTGTTTTCGATGACGCGCTTGGCCACGAAATATGACCCAAAAGACGCCGCGAAAACCAAGACCGAACGTGTCACAGCCTTGTAGGGCTCGACGGCTTTGAGGAACTTGCTGTTCACTTCCGAACCATCGCTTTCGACGTCAACGTCGGTCGTTGCAAGCTTGGGCTTCTTGTCCATGATAATGCCTTTCTGATATGAGTGGAGTAATGCTGGGTAGGGGCGCATTTATACGCTTCGTTGCGGTTGTTCTACAAGGCAGCGGCTGAGGAGGGATGTGCCCTGCAGAACGAAGCTCTCTGCTGTCGTTTAAAAATGGCGTCAGGAAAAGAAGTGAGACCCTTTCAAAAGGACTTCTCGCCATTTCCCCATAGGATCACGGAGTCGACTGAAGACGAGCGAGCTCGGCCTTAAGCTCCTCGATGGTCTTTTCTTCGTTCCGAACAGGCGGCACAGCCGCAGCGTTAAGACGCTCTGCATCATCCACGAGACCGTTTGGGATGAGACTGATCGTGAAACGATTCGCCTTTTCAGGATTCTCAAAAAGGCTGAAGAGGAAGCTGTCGTACATGGGCGTCTGGGTAAAATGCGTCCAGACTTCTTCCGACTTGATGAAGCGCTGTCCATCCTCACTACGGACGCCATACGAAAGCTTCAAGAGAAGCTTGACAAACGCGAGGAGCTTTTGAACTTCCTCCTCGGTGAGCTTTCGAGAAGGGCCTTCAGGACCGTCGCTCTTGAAAAGCTTCGTCAACTCGTCGAGCATGGGCTTCAAAGTCGTGAGATTATCGGCGAGCTCGGTCTTTGTCAGATTGAAATGAAGAGTCGCGACCTTCTGATTGCCGTCGAAATCTTCATAGGAAATGGTTTCCTTGATCATTTTTTCTCCTAAAACAAAAGACTAGACGCCTTGTAAGGGGCGCCTAGGCTTTTTGACTCTCTTGGTTGGGTGTGTCAGGACACGATCTTCAGAGCGTCGTCGACGTGCTCGGTGAAGTTCTTCTTCGCGTCGAAGCGGTTGAGAACGAGGATGGCGCCTGCGCCGGTGAGGGCGAGGGCAATGCCTCCAGCGATCTTCTTCTGCTTGTCGGAGAAGGAGAACTTCTTGAGGGTCGAAACGGTCGTGGATTCGGACATGATGTTTCCTTTCGTTTGAGGGGGTCTCATTATGGGGCTTGTATTTTTTGCGAAGTCAGTGACCGTAGCGGTAGAACTTCGCCCTCGGAAGGGGCTCGAAATCCATGACAGCGCAAGGCCGACCATCGGGTGTGAGCGCGGTCGAGATAACAATCTCCAGCCTGTGATCGGAATTCCAGCCGAGCTCATCCGAGATAGCCGTGGTCTCGAGGCCGAGGCGTCCGTACACGTCGGAAAGGCTCACCATACCGTCGTCAAGGATTTCTCGAGTGAGATCGTTCTCGATCCTCCGAATATCCTCGATCTTCGATTCGAAATACCGACCGCTGATAGAGTCCTGACACAGAACGTTGCCGTCCCCCACGATGAGAGATGCGGGCGGCGGGTTCTTGTCGACCCTTGCCTGGGCCATAGAGTCTCTAACCGTCGCTTCCTTCTTCGGCCCGGCCTTTGCAACGATCTGCTCTTTGTACTCGACGAACGCCTTTTCGGAGAGCGAATATGCGGCAGCCAAAGCAGCTGCCCGACGAGTGTCGATCCGATTCGCGCCGATGATGGCGACGACAGAAACCGCTCCGAGACCGACCGCAGGGACGTACTGCGCCCAGACAAGATTGACCTTGTCCTTGGTTGTGAGGAGACGTCCGTTGTCGTGGATATTCAGACGCTCCTGCTCTTCTCGAATCATGGTGGAGGCCTTGAACGAGGCCCTGCCGGCGAGATATGCCGTAGCGACAGAACCGACGACGCCCACGGTCGTAAGAATGACGGGCGAGTTCTGTGTTACGAAACGTTCGATTTGCTTGAGATATGGCGTGAGATTCATGACGCTCCTAATAGGTTGGTCGAAAAAATGAGAGAGGTTGCCATCGCTAACGTATAAGTTGGTAGCGATTTTTCGCTCTACTTTTAGGTAGAGCTATGCCTCTCATTAGGGGGCTTGTAGAATCTGCGAATCGAGAAAAAAACCATAAACCTTGTAGGGGCTTATGGCTTTTTGATTCACTTGATGTAGGTCTTCGCAACGTGGACGAGGATCTGGGAAGCAGTGGCGGCCACAGCTCCGAACACAATCACTCGCTTGACGCTGTCCTCGCTCTGAAGCAACATGTCATTCATGTTGTCAAAGACGTTCTGGCTCACGCGGTGGTTGATGTCGGAAATCTGTGCGTCGATCTTGACTTCAACAGGCTTCTTGAACATTGGGTTTCCTTTCGTAGGGTCTCATTATACGCCGTGTAAATTTTGCGAAAAACTACAGACCTTGTGGGGTCTGTAGCTCTGGTCAGATCTCAGAAAGAGTTCCAAGAACAATCTTGTCGAACTCGTCAAGGCGGATGTTTTCGTTGTCGAGCTTGTCTGCGAGGTACCGCAGAACTTCGGTCCTCGAGTTGATCGTCTTTCTTTGTTTTTTGATGATCAAATTCGCGGAATGTTCAGCTACAACCTCCCAGGCGAGGATCGTCAACGCCACACCAGCAACGAGTTTGTAGTTGATGTTCATGTTGTTTCCTTTCGTAGGGGTCTCATTATGGGGCTTGTATTTCACGCGAAAAAATATAGGCCCTGTAAACTCAGAGGGCGTGTAGAAGATTGTTAGTCTCTTACACGCCCTCCGAGCCGAGGTTTCAGATGTCGAAAATGTCACCGAAGTTTCAGCATGAAATCCTTGGCCTTCGTCGTGATGACGTTGTTCCGTTCGAAAAGAACGATGATCATGATGCCGGCGAGGTTTCCTGCGATCAGAGCCAGGGTTTCCTTGCTCACGCGATCTGTGGGGATTCTCTCCCTGATTGCGTAGAGCTCAGTCATCCTGTCGCTGAGGATTTTGTACTCGTCGTCGGTACCGCTGAACTCATCGAGCTCTTCGAAAAGCTTTTCGATAGCATGAGTCAGGGGGTCGATTTCTTGCTTGGACTTTCTGGCGAACATGGGTTCTCCTTTCTGTAGGTCTCAATATATACCTTGTATATACCGCGAACTACTTGGAGACCACTTTCAACACTACTTCGCGTTTGTTGTTCATGTCTTCCAGATCAGAATTGAATACGAGTCGGAACGGAATATCGCTTTCTGGCGGCGTCACCTGCATCTCCCCGTCAAATTTCTGATCGCTATTATTGTAAATCTTCCCTACGACCGTCACGAAGACTCCGACAAGGACGTTTACGGCAGCGATAGTCGCCGTAACCTTACCTTCGACATCGAACTCCCAGATTTTACTGGTGGTTAGGAAAAATGCCTGAATTGCCGGAAGAATGAATTGCGCAAGATACTTTAAAGAATCGTATATACGATTCGTCATCAGCGTTTCGGGAGCGGAATGTTCACCCATCAATTTCTCCAGTCTCTTTTACGACAGCCTCTAAAGTCTGAACACGACTTCGAAGAGCCTTCAATTCGTCTCTAAGTTCTTTGTTTTCTATCTGAAGCTCTTTTATTTCTTCGGACTGGCGCTTTATAGTTTCGGTATCGTATGAACGAGCTCTTTCGTATGCCTCTTGCTCCATTTGAGCTCGATTGTTTTGAATAGTGCTCGCAGCCGATGCTTTTGATATGGTCTTTTGCGTCGCCCACATAGCAAAGCCAGAAACAAGAGCGACTATTATATTCGCCAAATCAATCTTGGGCATGCCGGGCTACTTTCAGTGGGTTTAGAAGCCCGCTGATTGCCCACCAAAGAAATGCGATCAACCCCCAGCTCGCAAACCCACTAAGGTTTGTAGAAGGGGAGTCAACCAAGAGGACTCCGGTGAGATATACCGCCGACCATCCTGCAGATAGGCCACACAGCACCATGTAGCCCCACGTTCTTGAGATTGGGGGCCATCGCGCCGATATCATTGCCAAAGCTCCGGAAAGAATAAAAACAACCCCCCACTGCTTCAATGATAACAGATCTAACGCAACTACAAGAGCTCTAGAGCGAGACTGCGTTAATTCTGTAAGGAAGTACGAAATGCCAATTGCAATATAGATAAGACCGGCTACGGTAAGGACTAAACTGTGGCGCTGCCAGGGTCGAACATCAAACCAAGGGTGAAGAGGCTTAAGATCGACGCTATTCATTATTAACTCCTTTCAGTCTACTTGTTTCCATTGGCCGTTCTCCTTTACGAACGGAATGGCGCGACGCCAGACGCCTTGATATCTAACGAAAAGTATAGCGGTTCTCCACGTCAGCGTTTGTTTTATGTGAACAATGCCCTCGGGTGGTACGGGATCAGGCATGTGGCACCTACAAGATCTTTAGGTAAATATCGCCGTCAGATCCTCCAGAAGGATCGTCAGTACCATAAGAAATCCCGCCGGCCTCTTGATACGCCCGCTTTGTCTTGGGAATCAACTCCCAAATATCGGCCAGATAATCTCGGGTTCGATTTATTTCTCGAGCGCCCCAGCGAACTCGACCGTTCTCTCCTGAGTCCGGAACAAGATCGTATCCCGCTGCCGAAGCTTTGTCTCCGATAGCCATATATATCTCCTCTTATCCTGTTGGGGAAGCCGTTCTTATGTATTGTAGTAGTCCGCGTTCTCCCAGAACAGAGAAATGGAAGGGTCCAAATCGTCCCATTCAACAGTATTTGGCCAGCCTTCCCAAGTTCTATGATCAACCACAGGGGAAAAGGAAAGGGTTGGGTACGAACGGAAACCCTCTTGGTCGTTTACGAAAATCTGTTCCACGACTCGCATCTTGGTGAAGTCGTCGTCGCTAGAGCGAAGTTCTACGAAATCTCCCAGCGAATAGTTTTCTTCGTAAATATATTGAGAGACTTTGACGATTTCTCCGTCAAAGGCGCTAAAACGAGTGGCGCCAGCTAAAGCTTCTTTCCCCTTTTGCACAAAGAACTCGTGCCTTTGTGTAGGGTTTAGACTCGAATCCGGCGAAACCTTGACGAGAACGACTTTCCGATCGAAGCCGTCTAAATTTGCTTCCGTACCCTCTGCAACTATTTCGATAAAACTGTCGTCCGAGTAAACGTATGCGACGGTCTTCTCCAAAGACGAAGAACGAAGTTCTTTCGTATTTTTTAAATTCCCCAAATCTCGAGAGAATATTACAACGTCGTTATAGCTTTGTTCCGTCGTTCGGTTTCGCCCATTGTAGACGTCGAAATATAACTGTGGATCTCCGTCGATTCGAACGACTCGGAACCCGAACCCGTACATTTCTGCAAGCCATTTTATATGGGTATATACATAGTCTGGAGCAAATTCGAATCTTTGCGAGGGAAACCCGTATATAAGTTCGCCCTTATCCAGAGGGCTGTTCAAAATAATTCCGAAATTACCGTCGAGAGTAGAGCCTCCGCCAACAACGCAAGCCATGCTAAATATCTCTTCCGCAGCGAGAGACGGCTGGTCGTTAATAACAATAGATTTGTGAAGTGTTGTAGGGTTTACTTTAGAGATAAGCGCTCTGTCCGTAAGCTTTTTTTCTAATGACGGACCTTTTACTTTCAGTACGTATCGACCTTCAGCGTCTTCTTGATCTTCGATAGTTTCTATAATCATGACGCGATGCGACTTACCTATAGATAAACGCGTCTCTTCTTTAAGGAGTTGACGATTCCTTCGATTCGACTCCACGATTAACTCGAACTCTCCATACGAGGAAAATCGTTCGGTCCAAATCAAAGAAATGTATTTGTCTATCACTTCAGATCGACGAAGAAGACTGTCAAGAATATAAACGTCCATTCACAGCCCCCCATACAAATTTCGGTACTTGATGGTGTAAGGAGCGGGGTCGTCCGCCGCAATTCGGATTTGACTTTCACCAGGGTACAAGACTGGCCAATCCGAAGTAATGGTTATCGCATAAAGCATTGACGACTTGAATGCGCTATATACTATGTGCGCGCCTTTTTGTCCCGCGCGAGTGTCTATCTCGAGTCGAGACCCCGATGCAATTTCTCGGTCGTATATCATCTCCTGCTGAATACCGTCAGGAGTAATAACCTGAATAGCTAAGGACTCCAAAAAAGTATCCGGCTCAACGATCAGTAAGAACCCCGTCTCGATCTCGCCCGTGTAGTTAAGAGGCACAAACGCAGGTCCTGTAGTTGCCGTGCCAGATACGGACTCTTCAGACCAGCTCTGGAAGTCAGGATCGAAGCACAATATAGAAACGGTAAGTTGAGGGTCTCGACTGAATATGGTTGGGTCGGCACTCTCGACCATGCCTTTTATAAAAACGTCCAGTCCTCGATCTGTTAGAAATCGAAGCGTAACGTATGTTTTCGGCATGAAATAGGAGTACGCGAGTTTTCTGGCATCTTCCACAGAACCGTAATACGGATCTAAGTCGAGTTTCATAAGAATGTTTCGAGCTTCGCGGCGAGCCGCCTGTGGGATGGACCCGTCAAGACCAGCAAAGTTTGTTGAGACGATACTGGCCTTGACGGGTCCCAAACCGTCTACATCCGCGACTATTATTCCATTTTCGGGAGTCTCCAGGGGGAGCGACAAAATGTTACCTAAACGATTCGTCGCAAATATAGACGTGAGCATGTAAACTCAGAGCTCCTTTGTAACCACGGAAATAAGGTTTCGAGTATTCCTATAAATCTCAGCCGAAGACAGCGCCTTTGGCGAGGTATTGTTCTGTACAAGATTATAGGTGTCGCCTGTAGACACGGTCGTGTCGGCCAAAGACGAGTCTGGTACAGATCGATTCTCCCACATCGACTGGGCGACATACGCCTTGCTCGCTGCCGATCCGACGTTAACAGTCTGAGAATCAAATATGCTCTTAAGAGCCTTGTTGCCCGGATCCACATTCGATAGGTCAAGTACCGGGGATATAACAGGCCTGGTATCCAGACCTAAGTCACTCCAGTTAGGCATATCCGACAAGGTCTTTCGCATGGCATCTACCATGTTAGACCCCATCGCAGAGGCGCTTGCAGATACTTGCGAAGTATTTTTCTCGATGCCGACAACCATACCAAGGGCAGAGTCCCTTCCAAGAGCCATAAATTTCTTAGAAGGCGAATTAATGCCGAGTGCTTGCTTTGCTGCGTTCCAGGCAGATGTAGCCATGCTTACGGCTGCTCGTGCTACGGAACTTGCGCCAGAAGTTATACCGCTTATCATGCCGCTAATAATTGCTCCCGCGAGATCTTGGCCTGCGCGATTCATTTGAGCCTGGTTATTTCGTATAGCTCGTGCAAGACCGGAAACGAACGCAATGATAAGACTTACGCCGGCCTGAATGATTCTATCTAGGTTTCGAGTAACGCCGTTGATAAAGTTAACGATAACCGAAACCGCAGTATCAACAACCTTACCGATGTTATCGGCAACGCCCTTCAAAAATCCTATAAGGATCTTCATGCCGGAATCGACGAATTTCTGGGTGTTGTTAGCCAGGTATGTCAGCATCGCATCGATCAGCGTGCCAAGCGTAGATATAATCTTCGGCGTTGTGGTGGCTATAGCGTCTAGAAGCGACGTCAAAACCGCCACAAAAGCTTCGGTTATGGCGGGTCCAGACGTTGCTATAACGCCTGCAAACGCTATGAGACCGAGTCCTATTTGCTCCATCGCCATTGGAATAAGCCCCAGAAGGCCGCTGACAATAGCGACAATAGCCGCTGCTGTAGCTGCCCCTCCGGCGGCGAGAGTGGTTAAAGCTGCTGAGAAGAACATTAGACCTGCGCCAGCAGCCAACATGCCCACGCCAAGTAGCGCAATGGCTATACCAAGACCAAGAAGCATTGGGATAACCGGAGTAAGAAGTGCTCCAGCAATACCTAGAACTGCTAACGCGCCGGCAAGCATAGCCAAGCCCTTGCCGATCTCTGCCCAGCTCATCTTTCCGAAGGCTTGAAGAACCGGAGCCAAGACCGCTAAAGCCGCTGCTGCGATAAAAAGCGCTGGCGCGCCGGCAAGTCCGTACGTCATACCGAATAAGGCGAAGCCGAGAATTGTGAGAGACCCAGCGAGCATGGTTATGCTCTTAGATATCTCATCCCATCCCATTTTGCCGAAGTCCTTCATGACGTCCGCGAGAATCCCTAAAGCATACGCGGTAATCGCTATTGCACCGGCGGAGAACACGGAAGTTGGCGGAATCAATGCCAAGGCTAGAGACACGGCAAGCAGAGAGCCGGCCATGACGGTCATACCTCGACCAATTTCTTCCCATGAGAATGCTGAAAAATCTCTAATTGCGCTTGCCATGACCTTCATAGCAGCAGATATAATGAGCATCGCTGCTCCGGCACCGAGCAGGGATACTCCTCCGGAGGAAATTTTACCAAACGCTGCTACCGCGAGAAGAATCGCAGATATAGACGCAAGGCCCTTACCTAGACTCGTCCAGTCCGTTTCGGAGAAGTCTTCTACAGCACTTGCTAGAACCTTTATGGCTGCGCCAAGTAGTAGAATACCCACAGACTGTGCGATCGCGCCCTTATTTGCTTCGGCGAATTTCGTAAACAATATAAGTGCGCCTAGGACAGCACCAACGCCAATAAGCCCCTTGGCGAGATCTTCCCAGTCCATCGACCCTAGATCTTGCACGGAGCTTACAAGTATCTTGACCGCCGCAGCAAGCAATATAATTCCAACGGAGGAAGATATCATAGCTTTACCGTCGGGCATGAGCTTAGCTGTGACTACTAGCGCGCCTAAAAGAGCGGCCGTTCCCGTAAGACCCTTTGCGAGGTCTTCCCAACTGAGCTCAGACAAAGCTTTAACCGAGCTTGTCAGGATGCGAAGCGCCACGGCGAGCAATATGAGCTGTCCCATACCGCTGCCAATGTCAATCTTCTGGAATATAGCCATGGCGCCGACAAGCTGCACCAGCATGACCGTAAGCGCCGTAAGTGCTCGTGTAAGCCCTTCTGCATCAATCTTGGATAGAGCTACAGCAGAAAGGGCCAGAATACCAATTGCTGCTGCGATTTGAAGAAGCGTGGCGGCTTTCAGAGTGTTTTGCATCTGCCCAAGAGTGTCTGTCATAGCCTCAAATGGAGATGTTAAAGTCTCTTTCCAGCTGGATATCGTGTCGACACCGTCTCCAAACGATTTCACGAATCGATAGAATATAGTAGCGACGGCGATGAGAGCTCCGGTGTTTATAGCGCCTAGTATCTTTGTGAAGTCCAGATCACCGGTGAACCCCCGAAGACGTTCGGAGAATTTCTTAAAGAAGTCCGCGAACTTCGTTCCGAAGGAGCTGAACGTATCCCAGACAGATCCGAAGTTTCCAGTCAAACGCCCAAATATATTGCCGATGTTTTGAGCGACAGATTTGAACGGACCTAAGCTGTTTAACAGGGTTTGCCCAAACCCCGCGAATCCGTTGGTTTTGAAGCCATCGAAATCGGAAAATATCTTGAAGATGCCGCCGGCGAAAGCTTTGACGAAAGATATAGCACCTTTTAAGGCAAGACCTATGTTGCCGAATATCGCTTGAAGAGCGGTGCCCTTCTCTATAGCTTGCGAGACCTTTGCGACCCAGTCGCCGATGGTGGCAACGAATTCCAAAAGTCCCCCGGAGCCTTCTGTGGCTACACCAAAGAGACTGGCAATGGTTGAGACAAGAAGCTTGACGACAGTCACGCCCAAATGGAACACGGAAAATATTCCAGTGAATATTCGTCCGATTCGAGACGCCGTGTCAGATCCTATTTTGAGGTTTTCGGTAAAACTTCTGAACGCAACTGTAAGATTGTAAAGACCTTGTGCGGTTTGCGGCGGAAAAAGGTTTCGGAACGCATCGCGAATGGGCGTAAGAACCTGTCCGAGGGCAGTAAAGATGTTCTTTATACCTTCGATAAGCTCTGTGCGACCTCCGAGCTCTTTCCAGCCTTTAAGCATTTCGTTACGCTTGTCGCCAAAGGAGCCAAGAAGCTTTCCTAAAGTGTCGTTAACTCCAGTCCAGAGAGTTGTGGCCTCATTGAAGTCGCCAATAAGAAGATCAAACGTCTCTGCCCAGGAGGAACCAATCGACTCTTTTATGGTTCCGACCAGCTGAGTAAGAGTTCGAACCTTTGTTGCAGCTTCTTCGGACATCTTCTGCTGAGCCTGGAACGACTGGATCTGCGCATCAGAAAGCCCCAGCGCCGACATAGCGGCGGCGTCCATGTCGCCGGCCATGATCTTGAGGTAGTTGCTCATGACGTCGGCAGAAAGCCACTGCTTTTCAAGAGAACCGTTGAAGTCTTTAGACGCAGCAGAAGCCGTAGTGGTGCTCGAATTGAACTGCCCCATTGCAGAAGCAATTTCAATTAAGCCGTTCTGCATGTTTTTATTGCCCATGCCGACGTTCTGAAGCGAACGCCAGTCCATAAGACGAATAGTTCCCGCAGAAAGAGCTTGGGAAAGCTGGTATGCAGCTCCAGCAGCACCTTGAGCACTGGTACCCGAAGCCGCGGCTTCGTTAGAGAAGCCCTTGATCATGCTCGTTGCGTCGCCGACCTTGATTCCGGCGTTCGTAAACAGACCAATGTTTCGGGTCATGTCGCCGAAGTTATAAATGGTCTTGTCTGCGTACTGGTTTAGAGCGTCTAAGTTCGCGGTGACCTCCGCGAGCCCTGTACCGTGTCTTGCGGTGTTCGCCAGGATCGTCTGAATCGATCCCATTTTGAGCTCGTACTCTTGGAAACCCGCCATGACCTGATCGAGCGACAGAGACTTGCCTAAACGGATGCCCGCGTCTATAGCACGATTAGTAATATTGGAAAGAGCTGTTATACCAATCGTCGCAAGGGCCATAAACTTCGTGGAAAGACCGTCGACACCGGCCGCCATCCCCGCCAAAGAGAACCCTTTTGCGGCGTTGTTGACTTCATTGAGACCTTTACCGACTCCGTCAAGCTTGAGAGCGGCTTTGAGTTTCTCCAAAGCGCTTGTTGATGACGCAACTGCAGGATCGAACTGCCGATTATCGAACTTCATTGCGACGATCTTGTCATCGACTGTGCTCATGCAGACGTCACCTCTCTCCAAACATTTTCGATGATCCTGTCAAACAGGGGTTTTACTACAGGGTTTATGTAATCGCGACCAGGAACGTAACCGCCAGTTCCGGTTCCGTGGCCGTATTGAATTAAGATAGCAATATTGGCGCCGGCATTGATATGGCTGTTGGTCCATGTGATGGAGGCGCGCCCCGGGCTTACTTGCACTTCATACGACCAGGAATTCGCGGTCTGTCCTGAATCGACGGGAGTGTTTGCAGCCAGGGCCGCTGCCCCTTCACGTCCGAAAGACTCTAATCTAGAAAAGAGTTGTTTTCGTTTCATTGCGTTGAAAAATCTATCGGTGTTCTTGAATGAACCTTTTTGTTGAATGGTGATCATTCGAAAAACTCCTTAGATATTCTTGCGTTCAGTAATAACTTAGATTACTCTTCGCCAACCATATGGCGTGCCAAGCGCAAGGTTTGCCTGGCGATTCGCCGTGTGGCGTCGTCTCGGCGTTCGCGCAGGACACCGTCTGCGTACAGTTCGGCGATCACGTGGACCTCCTAAGTTGGAGTTTGGGGACCGTGCCATCCGAACTGTGAACGCCGGCATTCCAGTCCCAAGTGGGTGAGGACGGCCACGACGGCGCGGAGCCGGCCCATGTCGCGTGCGGGAACGCGTACTGGTTATTGCCTCCTCCCGGGCCGTTCATCCGACAGATTCCCCTGGAGTTCGAGACTCCCCACAGAGGGACGCCCGCGGTGTTGGCCCTAGCCATGACGACGTGAATACCTGCGGCGAGGGCGCTGGGCGCGAACGTCGCGGTCTTGAGCCCGGCGGAGGACGTGTCGATAGTGGCGAGGTGCTTCACGAACGATCCGATGGCACCAGCGGCTAGGTCAATGGTGGAGGTTGCGACGCCCGTGTCGACATATATCGAAACGGCGTCGACGTTCATGGCTTCGACCGCGACCAATGGGCAAGGGATCATGCGGCCGACGTTCAGGGAAAACCCGGAGTGCCCACCGCTAGCCCACACAGGAAGGTGGCTACCAACATTAACACCACTCCATGCCAACCCTCCCCCTCCGCCGGATGGCGTTCCCCACGCGGCATTGGTATCAGACGAGGCTATCGGAACTTGACCGGCGGTGGGGGTGCCGCTGACGCTGACGGTGCCGCCGATCTTGCCAAAGCGTGAGTCGTTGCCCTGAGCCGACGTGCCTGCCGTGGTGCCATAACTCACGGACAAAGTGCGGTTCGCGGACAAGTCGCCGCCACCGGTAAGGCCGGTTCCTGCATTAACTTGGCGTGTCGGCAGGACGGCCGTGGATGCGACAGTGATCGTGTCGCCAGCGTCGTTGACGGCGATCTGCGCAGAAGAGACCAAGACTGGATCGCTGCCCGCTGCCGCGTGGGTCGCGGCGTGTGTGACCGAGGCTTTACCGGTGAAAAGCTCGAGTATTTTAGCCGCGGTCATTCCCGTAACTAAAGCCATTTAAATCTCCTAGCTGGACTCAATTGTGTAAGTGTTGGCGTCGATCATAGTCACGCTACTACTATCGATTTCGAAAATATCAGAGGTAAGCATTCGCACATTTCCGTCAGGCCCAGACACGGTAAATATACCGTTGCCTAAGTCTTCGACTACGATCTCTGCAAAGTTTTCGATTAGGGAAATTAACTCTTGGCCGGTGGGCATTCTTGCCGGAGAGGTCGGGGTTCCGTATAAAATATCTTCAACCTTGGCGATTACGCCTGGATCCACTTCCGTACTGTCGAGAACTAAGTGCGCACTCATAAGAGTGTTGCTTACAAGAAGTGGCTTGGTGGAAATATCCCACGAAAGATTCGAGGCGTTAAAAGATTCGTCCAGCGTTTTATAAGAACGATCGCTAGCTGAAGCGAGAGCGTTGTAGACAATATGAATTTTATAGCCATAGTCCGTCCCATCGACATCATTTCCGATTCGCGTTCTATAGCTCAGCCCAAAAGATTTCCTGCGCTGCTGAGTAGCGTAAAGGCCCGGAGCTATAACCTCAGTTCCGTCACAAGCGTCGAATTCTCTTGGGCTGAAGAAGGCGCTTAGAGTCGCCGCGAACTCCTCGACACCGGGACTCTGTAGGTACTTTCGTCCGTCTATGTAGTACGCTTTTGAGGAGCCTGCATCCGGCCTCTCGTCGACCGCTATAAGGCCGTTCCAAGGAACCCCCACGCCATCGACAAACAAAACCCCTCGGTCAAGACCAGACTCAAATTTTCTATCCCCTATAGCGCTCCATTGTATCCGAGTCACGATGGTCCTTTCTATCCAGAAGTTCCGTACTTAGCTCTACGAGCCGCGTTCAATTCTCGCTGTCGTTTAAGAAGTTCAGACCGGCCCATCTTCTTTTGCGGCGCGTTTTTCCTGTTACATACCTGAATCAGTGTCAAAAGTCTATTCAAGTGCCAATATTGAACTTCGAACGGTATGTTGAATGCTATCAGCCAATGATAGATGATTTCAGAGGTTATTACCTCTTTTGAGTTTTTTGATTTTTCCTCAGAGAACCACGTCGCCGTATTTTTAGAAGCAATGTAGTTATTGATCTCGGAAACATCCGACTCGCTTAGGTTTGCAAAAACCTCCGGAGGAGTTTCTTCATCGAGAGACATGCATTTAATGTAGAAAACCGTTTCTTCCGAAGTTTTGTTTGTGTCGTTCAGGAAGGGTTTTTCGTAAAAGGACTCCCATTTTGACAGGGAGACCAGAGAATGCTCTAAGCGCAACTTATAAGTCTTAGAGACTTGAAACTCGTTTGTCTCTTCGTTAAAATCTTCTGCTAAAGTGACGTTTATAATGAGCATTCTCTGGTCTCTCCTATCGCATACGTCAGACGAACTTAATCAGCCAGTCGTCGTCGGAAACCTCCGGGAACTTGTAGTTCGGAGCCGGCTGAGCCGAAACGATCGTGTCCTCCGTGATAACGACACTTCCGGTAACCACCTCGCCGTCGATGTAGTAAACGACGCCGGTAACGTTCGGAATGGTAATCGTGTCGGTAGAAGAGTTGTACGTCGGCGCGACGGGCTCAACCTCAACGTCGACAACGCCATCGAACATGGCGATAACCTCCTCCACGGAAGGAATTCGGGCATCGGTGCCAGCGGTACCATACAGAATGTCCTCGAGCTGAGCGAAGGCGGCAGGAGGGACCTCTGTCGAGTCGATCGTAATGGTCGAAAGAGGCTTGTACGGCTCGGGAGCGGGGACGGGAGTAGTGTCGATCTCCCAGCTGAGCGTCATAGCCTCGGGAGACTCGTTAACCGTCTGATACTGCTTCTCCGACGGCGAAGCGGTCGCGCCATAAATAAGGTGAATCTTGGAGCCGTAATCCGTACCGTCGACATCGTTGCCGATAAGCGTACGATACGACATAGCGAAGCCACGGCGACGCTGCTGGCCGAGATAAACCCCAGGAGCCGGCCGGGCCGAACCATCGCACTCAGCCCACTCATCGGGGTAGGTGAACGCCTCGATCGTACCCTTGAACGTCTCCGCGGAACGAATGTTGACGTACTTGATATTGTCGGCGTACTGAGCGTTAGCCTCAGCGCCCTCGGGAGACTCAGTAACGGAAACAAGGCCGTTCCAAGGAACCCCGGCACGGTGTCCGCCCTGAAGACTCGAGTCTGCCACGTACAGGACACCTCGGTCGGTTCCGGTCTCATAGACCTTCTCGCCAACCTGGTCCCACTTGAGCTTAGTCATTTACTTCTCCTTTAGAAGTATAGATTGAAAACATCATGGTTTAAATTGTCTGCCGTGTAGAAACGACTAAAAGAACATAGGGGTAGCTTAGCGATCTTATCTGGAATAAGACTATCCGGATTTTGATCTATTACCGTGACGGAGTATCGTTTTGTATTTCGATAGGGGAGGTTATTGGCGTGATCTGTGCTAGCGTAATCTCTTTTATAAACTATGCACGGATACTTCATTTGAATGTTTACAGGTGGCTGAAAATATACATTCTTAGAGCCCAGAGTCATTTCCAGAATCTCTTGAAGCAGGCTTCGGTCCATTGTAAACACCTCCCAGGCGCAGGATTAGCCTGGGGCTCTTTACGTCGACGTTTTGAACCGACCAAAGAGCCCCAGACCAATCCACATAGCGGATGGCAAAGAAGTGCTCGTTCGCATAAGCGTCTGCAACGATGCTTATGGAATTGCCTAACGATATACTGTCGTGAAGGTATTCTGAATCTTGAAGTCGCCGAGAGTTTTGAATTACGTCACCGTAATATAAAACTTCCGTGATTTCTTCAATCCACACCCCTGGCGTTGTTTCTACGGAATGGGCAAACCCCACTGCTCCGAAGAACTTTGCCATCGTATTCTACTTATCAGCTCTCAGGATCGAAGATCCAGGAATCATCGTCACTCGTGGCGAAGTAGTAACCAGTCTTGGGAACGGCCTGAACCGTCGTCTTCGCGGAGATCACCTCCATGCCGGTCACGATACCCACTCCGTCGATCTTGTAGTCGACCCCAGTGGTTGTCGGAATGGTGATCGTGCCGGTGCTCTTGTCGAACTCCGGCTTAACCGGGGTAGCCAGAACATTCGTACCGAGCGTCTTCTTGAAGACGACCGCCGAGCGAATCTTGGTAAGACCGCCGGAGGCTCGAGTCTCATACAGGTACTTGTACTGGTTGTAGTCGATATCGAAGTCGTCGAAGAAGGTGGTCTCTCCGCCCTTGTCGGTACCAACAGAGTAGTCCGCAAGATTCACCATGATACCGACCAGATCGGGCTCGTTTTCGAAGAGCTCGACCTCGACAATGTCGTTGACACGCAGCTCAGCAGCGAGCTCGGCAACCGTACGGTACATGCGGCGCTTCAGACCGTCGCGGATCATGAGCATCTTGGTGACGACGTCGGTGCTCGTGTAGAACGTGGGGTTACCAGAGCCCTTGTACATGGATCGAGCGGCGATAACCGCGTCGACGACCTCGTTGTAGTCGGAGTTGGCGTCGTCCAGGTTCAGGTAAACCTTGGGCGCATAAAGCTCGTGGTCGTTAGCGATCGAGCGAATACCCGCACCGTCCGAAGCAGCCTGAGGATCGCGAATCTTGTCGTCGTCGTCGATCTCACGACCGTCGCCAATGAGAATCGCGCGAGCAAGCTCCTCCTCGAGCATGAGGCGCATCTCCGCCTTCAGCCAGACGACAACGTCGAAATCGGTGATGTCGATCATGTCGTCGCGGTCAAGCTTCTGCTTCTTATAGATCGTGGTGGGGGTGGTCTTTCGACTCTTAAGGCCGAAGAACTCCTCCTTCTTGAGGTTACCCTTGATGTAACCCTTCGCACGAGCCTCGTCCTGAGTAAGATCGGCGCTCATGGTCTTAACACGAGCGTACGGCAGGTGCTTGGTACCGTTGAGAACCTTCGAGACCCACTCGGTACGACGCTTGTCGAACTCCGGGGTCGTCGTGACGTTCTTAGCGTCAGGGAACAGGAGCTCAATGTCCTCGATACCGTGGGAGAGAGCATAGCCCTCAACCGCGGCCTTGAGGGATCCGAACTCAACGGCGGTCTTAGCGATCTCCTTGATCGCGTCATGGCTGAGAGTAATCCCAGTCGTGGTGTCGTTAACGCCGTTCTGCTCGAAGACGTTGCGGGTCATTTCAGTGCCTTCCTGGTGGGTGAGAGAGCTCTCGTCATCGTCGGAGTGCTCGGCGGACGTGGCCTCCTCGAGAGCCACTCCGATCATGTAATGAACGACGTTTTTCTGCTCATCGGTAAGAGCGTCATAAACGTCTTTTATGGTTTTACCGTCCTCATGAGAAAGCTCTTCATCAAAAGCGTCATCCTCATCAAGACCATC